ATACCGAGAAGATCGATCATTCCAGTTCGGATGGCAGTATGACGCCTGCGGGCCTGGGGCATTTCTATGGCAGTAGCACAGAAAGCGGTGGCGACGCTTAACCCGGCGCTGAAAGACTTCTGGCTCAAGCCTGCCCGCAACAAGGTTCTGTACGGCGGTCGTGCATCGTCCAAATCATGGGACGCGGCAGGGTTTGCGATCTACCTGGGCGACAACTTCAAGCTGCGCTTCCTATGCGCACGCCAGTTTCAGAACAAGATTGCCGAATCGGTTTACACCCTGCTCAAGATTCAGATCGAGCGGTTCGGGCTGCAAGAGCGCTACGACATCCAGCGCGACAAGATCATCAACCGCTTTACCGGCACCGAGTTTCTGTTCTACGGCCTGTGGCGACATATCGATGAAGTGAAGTCGCTGGAAGGCATCGACGTATGCTGGCTGGAAGAGGCGCACAACATCACGGAACACCAGTGGGAGATATTGGAACCCACTGTCCGCAAGGCGCATTCGCAGTTCTGGATCATCTTCAACCCGCGCCTGGCTACCGACTTCGTGTGGCGCCGGTTCGTGGTAAGCCCGCCTCCGAACACGGTGGTGCGCAAGATCAATTACACCGAAAACCCGTTCCTGTCGCAGACGATGCTTGACCTGATCGCTGCGGCCAAGGAAGAGGATTTCGAGGAATACCAGCACATATACCTGGGCGTGCCGCGCAACGATGACGAGTCGGTCATCATCAAACGGTCGTGGATCGAGGCGGCAATCGACGCGCACAAGGTGCTCGGCTTCGAGCCGTCAGGCGCCAAGCGTATTGGCTTCGACGTAGCAGACAGCGGCAACGACCTCTGCGCCAACGTGTTTGCGCATGGCTCTGTCGTCTCTTGGGCGCATGAGTGGAAGGGCGAAGAGGATGAGCTGCTCAAGTCCTGCATGAAGACCTATGAGCAGGCCCGCCAGCGTGAGGCCGAGATCATTTATGACTCAATCGGCGTGGGGGCATCGGCCGGCGCCAAGTTCGCCGAGCTGAATGCGGCCAACCCAAAACTGCGCAAGCTGGTCTACAGCAAGTTCAACGCAGGAGGGGCGGTCTACAACCCCGAAGGCGTGTATCAGCCCGGCACCAAGAACAAAGACATGTTCAGCAACATCAAGTCGCAGGCGTGGTGGCTGGTCGCTGATCGCTTCCGCAATACCTACAACGCTGTCCGTAAGGGCGAGACGTTCCGCGATGACGAACTGATCAGTATCGCCAGCGACTGCCCGCGCCTGGACAAGCTGATCGATGAGCTATCGACGCCCAAGCGTGACTACGACGCGAACGGACGGGTGAAGGTCGAGAGCAAGAAGGACATGGCCAAGCGCGAGGTTGCATCACCCAACCTGGCAGACGCTTTCATCATGTGCTTTGCACCTGCGCCGAACAAATCATTCAATTGGCTATAGGGTTTCCCATGAGCGAAGACACAAAGCCGCGCCTTCGCTACTCCAGCGACGGAACGATGATCGCCAGCAATGACGGCCTGAAGAACGTTATCTCTGGCATGGGCACCGAGCGGGACCGGCGTACGCATTCGCAGTTCGCATACGGCTCTGTGAACGACATTGCCGAGCTTGAGGCTGCGTACTCGACCAACTGGATTGCCAGGCAGGTCATCGATGCCCCGGTGGAGGACGCAACGCGCGAATGGCGCACGTTCTCTATCGACGAAGGCACCGAGATCCGCAAGGCTGAGAACGCGCTAAACCTGCAGGGTGTCACGCAGGAGGCGTTCAAGTGGGCTGGGCTATACGGTGGCGCGGGTGTGCTGCTCATCACTGACCAGCCGCTCGACAAGCCGCTGGATCACAAGAAGATCAAGAAGGGTTCGCTGAAGCGCTTGCTGGTCCTCGACCGAATGCTCATCACCGGGATGGACTTCAACGTCAGTGACCCGATGGCGGTTAACTACCTGCTGCCGAACTACTACGTCGTCAACGGTGGCCGGCTGCCGATCCATCACAGCCACTTCATTCGGGCGCCAGGGGCAAAGCTGCCGCTGCGTATGCGGATGATCAATCAAGGCTGGGATGACTCGCAGCTTCGCCGCTGCATGGAGGACATCAAGGACGCGGTTTCGGCCAAGTCTGGCGTGGCCTCACTGATTCAAGAGGCGAACGTCGACATCATCAGCAAGGAGGGGCTTAGCGACATCCTGTCCAGTGGCGACATGGATACCGCGGTGGCCTCCCGCTATCAGATGTTCGGCATGATGAAGTCGATGTTCCGGCTTGGCCTGCTCGACAGCTCCGAAGAATACGCCCGTCATCCCGCATCATTCGGAGGCCTAGGCGAGATTCTGTCGACCCTGATGGAGTGGGTGTCCGGTGCTGCTGAAATCCCCATGACGCGCCTGTTTGGCGTCCAGTCGAAAGGGATTGGCGATTCCGGGCAGGGTGACCTGACCAACTACTACAACGCGATACGCAGCAAGCAGGAGAGCGATTACCGCCAGTTCCTCGAGGCGATCGACAAGGTGCTAATCCCGTCAGCGCTTGGCTCGATGCCAGATGACTGCGAGTTCGACTGGAGCCCGCTGTCGCAGCCCTCGGACGCTGAATTGGCTCAGCAGCAGCTGGCCTTTGCTCAGTCCGATGACATCCGACTACAGCAGGGTGTGGTCAAGCGCTCCCAGCTGATGCGCAAGCTGTCCGAGCAGGGCGTTTACGCCATTAGCGAAGATGACATCCAGCAGGCCGAGGCCGACGAGAAGGCGGAGCGAGATGGAGACGACTTTATCCCCCTTGCAGGCCTTGGCGGAGACGAACCAGGCGCTGCTGAAGAAGCGGGCCAAGTCAGCGAAGCCGATCCGGCCTAAGGACACTGCCGAGCGCTACTACCGGGGGAAACTCCGGGCGCTCGTGCAGGAGATGGCAAAGGCGGTCGACGCTGAGCTGACGCCGATCCTGAAGGCCGATTACACCGCCGACTCACCGCTGGTTGACCGGATCATCTCCGCGCTCAACCGTCTGGCGGCTCGCTTCACCGGCACAGCCTACGCCAATCAGGCCCACCGGCTCGCTCAGTCAACGCTGAGCATGGCCGAGGCCGATAGCACGGCTGCGTTCGTCGAGTCTGTCAATCGCGCCGTTGGCGTTGATATGGGGCGCCTGATGTCGAGCGAAGGGCTGCAGGCCTACATGGATGCAGCCGTTGCCGAGAACGTCGCGCTGATCAAGTCGATCAGTTCCGACTACTTCAGCAAGATTGAACAGGCCGTCATGGGCGGTATGCGTGCCGGCGAGTCAACTACGGTCATCGCCAGGCGCATTCAGGAAGAGACGGGCAGCACCTACAAGCGCGCCAAGCTGATCGCCCGCGACCAGATGAGCAAGATCAACTCGGAAGTAACCCGCCGTCGGCAGCAGCAGGCCGGCATCGCTCGGTTCCGCTGGTCGACCTCGCGTGATGAGCGCGTATCAGGCAACCCGGCCGGCAAGTACCCGAACGCCAAGGTGAAGTGCTACCAGATCGCCCGGCAGGACATCGGATTTGGCCCTGGCGTGTACCTGATCGACAAGGGCGCCAAGTACGCAGGCGAGACGGCACTGTTCCCTGGCAGGGCTCACATCAACTGCTTCGTTGCTGGCACCCGCGTTCAAGCGTCAAAAGTCAAAGCAGCCACCAAACGTTGGTTTGAGGGGAATTTGGTCACTGTCAGCACTGCCAGTGGCAAGCAGTTCACCTGCACCCCGAATCACCCGATATTGACGAGTCATGGCTGGGTCGCTGCGGGTCGCCTCAATGAATCGCACTACGCAGTCTGTAGTTTCCTTGGTGATAGGGCGCCTGCTGTACGTGGTAATCGCTATGACGTGGAATCCCTGATCGAAGAGGTAGCGGGTTCGTTCTTCGTGAGCCGAGGCGTGCTGCCCAAAGAAGTGGTAACCGCCGACCCAGACTTCCACGGCGACGGCGCCAACGGTCATGTCGCAGTTATATACACCGATGGCGTGCTGCCTGACCGGAGCGTAACCGGCTTCAACGAGGGCGTCATAGACGAGAGATTCGTCTGCACCCATGTGGGTCATGCGCTCTTGCCTAGATCGGGCTCTAAGCTGTCTCTCGATTATGCTCGGCTGACGACCGTCGGTGGACAGATGAGCGGCTCTGACTTGGGCGGCTCTCTGGTCAGCGGTCATCTTGGACCATTTGAGAGCTTCGGCTTCGCTTTTCCCTCTGACGCTGATGTTGTTGGCGATAAGCAGGCGTCGGATGCAGGGGCGGCCAACACCGAAGTGCTTGGCTGTTTCGTTCTCGGAGTTGCCAGCAAGGTAGAAGGCAACGGCAGCTTCTCGGTCGAGCCTGGTTCGCTGGGGGAAAACGATGCCGCCAGCACGCTTGATGTATTTGCTGACAGTCTCCCCCTTGACTCCAAGCTCTTCGGCCAGCTCGTTGATTGTGCGCCCGGAGGCGTGTTCCTTGATCAGGTAATCAGTGTCCAGATTGAGATAGGGGCGGCCTGCCATGTGTACAACCTCGAAACGGGTAGTGGGGCTTATCTTGCCGAAGGCATTGTATCACATAACTGCAGATGCACCCTGACCCCTCTAATTGAAGGCGTCGACTACTAAGGAACCACCGCATGAAGATTCTGCTACAGGATCGTGCGGCCATCCCTGTTCCTTCCCAGCGGACCTATACCGAAAACGGCTATCTCAAGGTGCCGGGACGGGTCGCGCTCGCCGGGAATGTGCAGCAGTACCTGGCGAGCGAGCTAGGGCTGACGGATAGGCCAGGCAATACCGTCGTCAACGTCTACCGGCCGCCAGAGTCGGTATTCGATCCGGCATCGCTGGCGACCTACGACAACGCGGACGTGACCGTTGAGCATCCGACCGAGATGGTAGATGCAGGCACGTTTAAGCGCGTAGCGGTCGGCCACGCAATCAGCCCGGGCCGCCAGGAAGGCATCGCGGTCGTCGTCGATCTCCTGATCAAGGACGCCGATGCGATCAAGGCCATCGAGGACGGCAAGTGCGAGCTGTCAGCCGGCTACATGGCCGAGTACGTCGAGCAGCCCGGCACGACCCCGGACGGCACCCCTTACGAATTCATTCAGCGCGGCATTGCCGTGAACCACATCGCCTTGTGCGATCAAGCGAGAGCGGGCCGCTTGGCTCGTCTGTTCGACCACAAAACGCCCCTGGAGGCTGTTATGTCCCACAAAGTGACCCTGGACTCTGGTGCCAAGGTTGAGGTTGCCGACGAGGCCTCCGCAATCCTGATCCAGTCCACCATCGACGGCCTCCGCAAGCGCGTTGCCGATGCCGAAGAAGAGAAGACCAAGGCCGAACTGGCCAAGGACGAAGCCGAAGCCAAGGCCGACGCCCTGGACGAAGAGAACGAGGAACTGAAAAAGCAAGCCTCGGAAGACTCGATCAGCAAGCGCCTGGCCGATGTGCTG